GGCTTGATCGGTTGCCATATTCACGGCTTTTGTGCTTTCCGTTCGTGCGATGGTTCGAGATCTCTTGATACCAAACTCTGCATCCTTTTTGATCGATCTTGCAATCTCATCAACGGAATCACCTTCCAACAATCCATCCTCAACAATCTTTTTGATTTTGTCGGCGGTGGTTTGTGCAATCCTCATGGATGCACTATCGATGGCCTGTACAGCGGCGCTGCGCGAACCGAATACAAGATCAAGCGGTTTCGTGAGGCCGGCCATTGCATAGACATCATCGAGAGCATCAGTGCCCGATAAAGTCCACACCGATTCCCACGATCGCCCCAAAGACCGTTGCAGCTCAAAAACCTCATCAGCAAAACCGATCAATTGTTGCCAATCGGTAACGGCCTTGATGATGTGATTGGATCCGCTTGTTTTGCGCTGCGTTATGTACGCCTCAACGCGTTCTACGTATCTCTTTTGTGCGTCACGTAGATAAGCATAAACAGCGCGCTGTATTTGCTGCTCTGCGGGCCTTTGCCTCTTCTCTAGCCAATCATTCCAAAGAGCGGTGCGTTGCTGGCTTTTTTGTAACCTCTTCTTCTCCTCCTCGATAAGCTCTTTCATGTAGGTTTGCCCGCGCTCACCAACAACAAACCACTTGATTTGCGCAACTGTTCCCGCCAACCTAAAATCCTGCAAATGCCGGGCGGCCCATGCTTCTCTTTTTCGGATCGCCATCTCTTCGGTGTCCGTCTTTGGTGTTTTGTCTTGCCTGTTTACAATAGGCTCCAATCGTCGATACTGGTTATTGCCTTCGATGTTTCCGCCCCTTCTCCATATTTGAGGCCAATTCTCTTTCAAGTCTTTTGCATACTCAGCATCAAAAACTCGATACTGTGTATTTGATAGCGAAACCTCTTTATCATCGCCGCGCGTTGGAAAGTTTGTAACTTCACCGTTTTTCTCTTCGGGCTCTTCCCAAGATGCAAGCGGTGCGGCCTCACCGAATCGATCATATAGATCTTTGATTTGCTCATACAATCGCTCTTTGTCTCTTTGTGTAGCCCCCGAAAGATTATAGTAACCCGTGCCAAATTTGGGCTCACCACGCACAGAAGACCCCGCAGCAATCACACCACGAAAAACAATCTTGAGCTCACCATTGATCATTTTGGCGATGGGTAAACGATACGCGCCAGGCTCATCCGTACCGCCACGATTGACAAATAGAAAGGCCTGCTTGTATAGATCCATTCCTTGATCATCATTGAGGATCTTTTGTGCTTCTCTTTTTGTAAAGCCCCAATCTTGATCCTTTGCGGCAAGCGGCAAATCTTTCCAACCATAGATCAGGTGCTTTTGTTCCTTCTCCTCTTCTGCATTGGATAGCGGGTGATCTTTTGGTAAGAGATCGGTATCGTATGGGGATCGCCGATACTTGCCGGTACGCAATGCATACAACAAGCCATTGACGCGACCCATAGCCCATTGTGATGCACTCGATACGGTTGGGCGTACACTTGCCGGATTGCTCTCGTAGGCGGCCAATCCTCGATGATACGAGGTTGCAAGATAGTTTACATTTGTCAGTCTCTTCTTTGGGTTGTCGCCGTATTCCTCGTTGTGTTCTTTACCCTTTTTTTTTAAGGATTTTTGAGTTGCCTCACTCAAGGCGTCCATTGCTTCTTTTGCGTTGCTCTTCAATCCATAATTTGTTTCTTGCTTTTGGATGGTCTTGAGTAGGATTTGCATGGCGCGCACGTTTTGGCCTTCCTCATCGCCAACATCTTGTGCCGGTGTTTCGCGCTCATCTTGTGGTATTATTGGCGCATCGTCCATTGATTCATAGAGGTACGCATCAGCGGGATCCATACCGTTGAGGATGTGTTTGGTTATCCGGTCTAGCTGTGCATTGCGTATATCTTGCAACGCCTCAACGCCTGAGTAATCAATCTCGACGCGCAGATCCTTGTCAAACCGCTTTGCAATCTGTGTGAGGATGTGCCCGATTCTCTTGCCGCGCTTGGTTTGTACTTCCCAATAGTTTTGCGCTTGTTGCCTTGATACCGCAAAGTTTGCACTGTTATCCCCAAGCACTGAGGGAGGGACACCAAAGACCGCGCTGATCGCTTGGCGGGTATAGTCGCGCACCGCCTGAAACTCGAGATCGCGTGGGGATACCTGTAAAGGCTCAATCTTTACCTGCCCACTCAGCACCATTGCACCACCTTCACCGCTCATGCCTTTGTAGGCATCAAGGATGGCACGCCTTTGCTCATAGTCCCATATATCCGCCTCATCAGCGGGTGATATGAGTATATCAGGACGGCCTTTCTTTGCGGCATCGCTTGCGAGTTTTTGCGCGCTGATATCTGCGCTTATTTCTCTTTGTAGTGGTTGGATCCCTCCAAGACCATACAACGCATTGACACCATCACCCCACGATGCAAGCTGCGTATATACAACACGATCAACGGGATACTCAACAACGTTGCCGGAATCTGAGAACTCAAAGCCTTTGATCCCCATGATTGGATCGGTCACGATCTTGGTTTGCTCTGGATGCAAGCGGAAAACGGAAGCGGGCACATCTGTTGATCCGGCAAGGAGTGCATAACATCCACCGGTAAGCATGAGATCAACGACCAGCTGCTCACGAAAAGAGAATCCATCAACGTACGTGCTTGGTTGCTCCATGAGATCAAGAAACGGGTGTTCTTCGATAATCTCGGATCGCTCACCTTTTCCCTTGATAAGCTTGATCGGAAGCGCCGCAAGATCTTGCGATGCTCTCGATACGGCGGCATATACGTATGAATGAGAAGCAAAGGCGGCCATTGAGATCTTTGCCGGATATGGGTTTCTTGCGCCTTGTGCGCGTTCCCAATCCGCACCATGTGCGGGCCTTTCGGGTTTGTCCACCTGCTTTGCAAATGCCTTTGTTATACGTTGCCAAAATGTCAGCGGTTTCGCGGGTAAATCTTTGCTCATCATGCCACCTCTCGATTGTACTATAGCACGATAACAAAGAGATTGCCCAAATACAACAATGGCCGCGCAATGCGGCCTTGTTTGGGTGTTGGGTGTGATTACTCACCGCAAAGACGCAACCAATTATCTTCAAGCTCTTCCTCTTCGTTTTTTATTGGTTGTGGTTTTTTGTAATCCTCAATTATTGCTTCAACGATTCGGTTGTAATGTTGATTATTAAGATTTATTGTTTTATCAAGATCTGATTTATCACATGTTACCCTCATAAAAGGAACGCTAAAAGAACCATATGAGCAGCTTATTGTGTATGTTTTTCCATGTGTTGTGAAGCTGTTATTTTTTGGCCTTCTAATTGCACAATCTGATATGAAGTGTTGTAGAGCGTAATCCATTTTGTTTGTCCTTTTGTGTTGTTGTTTATATATATACTAATACATCATTATATTATAATGTGCAAATAAATAAGTGATTATTTTTGCTTTTCTTTTTGGATCCTTGCAATTTCACGCTCAAACCCCGATCTATCAAGATCAAAAGCTACAAGTATTTCCTCGATTGGCAACGCATCATCTTGCACCATTGCATACAAAAGATCGTCATGCATGGCTTTTGGGTATTCGCTTTTGAACACCATAACCTCATTTCTCAACCGCGCCCGCAAGCCCATGATTGTAACTTGTAGCTTGATCAATGCGTTGGTTCCTCTATTGAGCAATCTAACGGTATCGAGCATTTGCATTTCAAGGCATTGCGGATCTATCTCTTCCATTGTCTCACCTCCTGCAAGATCATTGTACTTTGTTATCACGATCTGTGCTCACTAAAGATTGCGGCCATACCTAACTTTGTCCAGCTCCTGAAATAACGACTTTTGCTCCCTTGGCCTGCTTGGCGAATTCCATGATTTTCCTTTTGTTGTCCCCTCCATATTCCATCCAACCGCGCGAAGTGACGTACCGGTTTCCGTGCATAAAATATATGTGAGTATATGATTGTATCCCAAAGCTTTGCCGGCCTTTGCTGCAGCTGCATAAAGCTTTGAGCATGCATTCTTATATCCATCAAGCACACACAGCCGGTTAACCTCAAGTGTTGTGCCGTTGTCAAGATGCCGCGACACCGGCCGCCCTACCATGATAACACCAATCAGCTTATTACCATCCTGTAGCCCAACACGAAAAATATCACCGATAGGGGCTTTGTGATGTCTATGGTGTTTGTTCACAAAATCTTGCGCTTGTTTTCGTTTGAGTGGTACAAGTCTCATGATCTGTGCTTGTTGAATCTGTACAAAAAAGCGATCTCGTAGCGTAAGGCGTCCAACCCGTGATCATGCTGTTTATCCGGCCGGTCTTTTCCCTTGGTCTTGCTCCATTTGTACTTACGAAACTCTTTGATCAGCTCTTTGCACGATTGGAATACCATCAATGCCGGCACGCCTTCCGCGTTGAGTTTTAACCGCTCTTTTACAAGATTGATTGTTTCTGTTACGCCATAATGTTTTGGCGCTGGCTTGGTATGCAATCCCAACTCGCGCGCCAACAACAGCCGGCCATCCTTACTCTCAGGATCCGCAACAATCCATCGGAGATCGGGATCTTTTGCTCCAAGTGCGATAATCATGCGGCCATTCTCAAGGGTTGTTTTTTCGGTCTTGTAGTACTCGCGATATACATACAGGCAATCATTATCTTGATCGTGTGCTATCCAAAGTGCGGCAAATGGATTGCGGACTCCGAAATCTATGCAAATGTCACGAGGCCAATGGTCAGGAATCACAAACGGCTTGACCACATGCACGGCCCGATCAAACTCTGGATATACAAGTCCGCTCTGGCTTGTAAACATACCAAAAAGGCGCGCGTTTTGGCTGGCTTCACTGAGATGCGAAACGGCCCGCTTGAGCTTGTTGCTCGATATGTACGGGTTATCCAATCCACTCAATGCATAGCGATCAAAACCGCTTGGCGGGTTGTCAACAAAAAAGTCATACAAGAAAGATAAACCCTTGAGCGGTGTTGCTGTGATCAAGATCTTTCCTTTGGTATCCACAACACGCAACATGCACTCTTCAAAAACCTCAACGCTTGGCTCCTCATCAAGCCACACAAATTTTACTGATGCACCTTGAAACTTTTCGCGGCCCGCTTCCACCGATAGCGATACGATTCGCCCACCATTGGGCAACCTCATTGATGCCCGATCTTGTGCGCGCCAACGTGTGTACTTTGTTCCGCTTGGCGCGTATTGCTCAAGTTTTGGCCGGCCATACTCAAGCGCATCACCATAAGATAGCGCGGCATACCAAACCGTTTGTGGTTTGCGCTGGATAAGGTCTTTGGGCAGGTTGTTGATCCGTAGCCACTCTTGCACGTGCCACTCGTCACGGCCCGCCGCGATTGCGATCGCCAGCTGCGCACCGAATTGCGTTTTGCCCGCACGGTTTCCACCGGTACACAAAAAGGCCTCATCCGTTGACATGAATCGGATCGCGGCTTCTCTTTGCGAGGTTCTTTTTTCCTCGATACCACATTGATCGCAACGATACACACCCAAACCGACCATATCCATTGCATTCCCACAACCGCGCGCTCTCTCGCTCTCTTTGCCTTTCCCATCCCATCTATGGCAATACGGAACCCACAACCGCGACACCGCAAGCGGAAAACTCTTGACAATGTTAACTAGCTGGTTGCGGGCTTTGTATTGCATTATTGCTGAGCTCTCACATATGCATCTTGTAGCGTAGCAACAACCGGCACACCGTGTACAGTGATGTGATCGCACTCGATGGTTTGCACAACCGGCATGCCTTTCTGTTTGATGGTTATTTTGATGGGCATTGCCTTTGTTGCGCTCATGGTGATAAACGTTGCCTCATCACCGGCATGCACAAGAGCGACCGGATCCGAAACACCATATCCGGCCAACGCCTCTTTGATAGGGTCCACAACATGTGCCATGCCGCCCGCGTATCGGTTATCGAGCTCGCGATCAAGTTTCAGCTTTTGCGCTCTTGCAATAAGCTTGGATAGCTCATCATTGGATAGCTCATTGATGTTATCACCAAAGAGAGACGGTTGATCGTTTTGGGTTTGGTACGTTGCGTATTGTGGACGTATCGCAACCTCAACATGATGATCTTTATGCCACAGCACAAATCGATTGCGCTTGTGTAACTTCTTCAGCTCCTCATGTTGTGAAAATATGTGATACTGCCGATCAGCAAAGCCAACCGCGCCTTTCTCTGCAAGTGCATATGCTGCGCTATAAAATGCACCGCTTGTGCTGTCATAATGTTCCAATATGTCGATCATGGTGACGATCTTATCATTGTTTTTGTGTAAATAGTGCAAGATTTTTGCTTCTTTTGCTGGCGATGGGTTTGCGCGCATTGCTAATTTTTCTTTGATTTTCTTTGTGAGCATGTTGCCTCCTTTGGTTGTTGTTAGTCCTCATCAAGATCGATGATTGGCTTTTCGATAATGGGTGCAATCTCTTTCCTGTACTCGCTGATCAGCTGTTGCACGTCAACCGATTCAGCGTCAATTGTAATCTGTACGGGTGGCGGGCCATCTCGAGAATACCCAAACCTCCTCTCGAGCAACCATGCAGCGGCCTGCCAATTTCCTTCTCTTGCTTCCTTGTTTATGACAGCAAGAGAACCAACACATGCCATGCTTTCGGCTCTTTTGAATTCGTTAAAAAATGTTCGATATATCCCTTTCTTTTGCTCTTCACCTTTGCGCATCCAGTAAAACAATGTTGTCCTCGATATGCCTGCAAAGTTTGCCGCGATCTCATATGTGGATCCCGCTTGTATCGCTTGCAAGATCTTGCGCTGTACTTCCGCGTTGAGTTTGGTACGCCTAGCCATCAAGGCCACCTTTCTTGACTTGCTCTTTTGCCCACTTCAGGCGCGCGTCAATGATTGGAAGGTATTCTTTTTGTTGCTCCATCAAGATACAATCAAAACCCTCTAAGATTGCGGCGGCACCCGTTGTGCCACTTCCACCAAACGGATCAAGGATCACCGATCCTTTTTGGCCACCAATCAAACGACAGCACCATTGCATAAGCTTCAAAGGCTTGACGGTTGGGTGTATGTTGCGCACCTCATCAGCAGTACGACCGGCACCCGCGCGAGGATTGTTCAAACCTGCGGATCCTTCTTTGCGGTTTACAGTATCCGCACCGCTTTTGCTATCAAGATGATCGAGACCTTGCTCTCTTTCGGATCGTGATGCTTTGGCGCATTGATAGAGGTTTGCGGGCCAACGGCCCCCTTTTGGGGTATATGGGGTTAAATCACACTCTTCTCTATTTTTGGATTGCACATAAGATCCGCCCTTTGCACTTATATTGTTCGTCTTTTGGGATACCCAATGACGAGTATGATCATCTTGAGACCCAACCCAACAAGGATCACCATAACCAAAACGGCAATCATCTATATTGAGCGCACCCGTACCATGCTTCAACACATTCTGTGCAATCGTCAAACCATCCTCAAGAGGTTTGCGAAGCAACAAAGCGGGTTCAACAGCGGGCTTAAGTGCAGTGCCAAAACCCGCCCATTTTTGCGCGTCTTGTGTTGCGGGTTTTGTGATCTCGCTTCCTCTTGGATCGTTACCAACACCAAAAGAGACTGTTTGCCCACCACCTCGATGCAACCCGCTGTCGCCATAACCAACAACCTCACGCACCGCACCCGCATCTTTATCGATCGCCTTGCTTATATCGTGCGATTTTGGGAATCCTGAGAAATAACACCAATGCAACATGTCTCGAATGCGAAACCCGCCTTTTTGTGCAGCCATGCCCAGTGCGCAAACGGTACGCGTTGAGGAGAATGCAATCATGTGCCCGCCATGTTTCAAGACACGAAAACACTCAGCGAAAAAGTTATGACAAGGTACAGCGGCATCCCACTCCTTACCCATAAAGCCCGAAAGGTTGCGGCCTTCCTCGATGTCAGCCCATGTTCGCGCAATGCCATCCGGTGACATTCCGTAAGGCGGATCGGTAACAATGGCATCGATACTGTTGGATGGTAACTCTTTCAATTTTTCCATGCAATCACCGTACATCACCTCACCGCAAAGATCAAGATCCTTAATATCGATCTCCTCTTTTGGTTCTTCTTGGCTATCAAATACAGGCTCAAAGAATCCATCAAGATCCGATTGGCTCCATCCAAGATCCTCCATGTCTTCCGCACTCAGCGAAAGATCATTGATGATACGATCAAGCTCGTCATTATCCCAATCCGCAATCTCACCGATCTTGTTGTCCGCAAGTGCTAGCATTTTTGCATCAGCGGGATCAAGATCCAAATATCGCACCGGCACAGTATCAAGGCCCAACTGCTTTGCCGCCTTGAGGCGCGTATGGCCCGCAATAACCATCTTGTCCTCTCGCCTTGCTACGATGGGCGCACCAAACCCGAATCTCTTGATGCTAGTAGCAACCTTATCCACTGAATGATCATTCAGTCTTGGATTTTGATCCCACGGTACAAGATTATCAATACTCTCCCATACGGCCGCAACCTCTTCTTTTTTCATTTGGCACCTCTTCGCAAATACTGATCACATGCAATACGCACGATTTCACCCGCACTCACACCTTGTGATTTTGCAGTATCGCGAATCATTGCCAGCATCTCAGCAGGAAACACAACCGGCAACGCCGGCGATCGTGTGCCTTTGGTGCGTTTGGCATAGCCTCCCGCACTCAGTATCTTATCTTTCATTTGGTAACTCCTCAAGGGCTGTCATACCCGTTCCAGTGTAAAATCTCAATGCCCTTGCTACCGCTCTCGTATCAGCCATGCGAATATAAGCGGATGCAATCTTTTTGCCGCATGTAATCGGATCGGCATCTCCGTAAGATGTAAACTCACCACGCTCACCGGTGACGCGCGCCTTGACCAATGCAAACCCAGACTCACGATCATGCTGCACAAGGTTTGTTTCAATACTCTTGAGGCCGTTTCGATGTGCCAACCACAGCAAACCGGAAAACAAGATATACTCTTTGCCTTGGAGGTTTGCGATGTGCTTATTTGCGCGCAAGATGTCAAGATCGGTGATGCGATC